TTATGAAAAACGTCAATAACGTCATCAGAAACAGAAGCAATAACATCATCACCAACAACAAATAGTTCAACGTGCTCTTTGAAGTAGTTGAGAGATGCGAGTTCAGGTCTTTTCTCGGTCATGATACCAATCCATGCTGTTCTAAAATACATCATGTTGCACATAGAATTGATTATCACAGTGTTTATAGCACCTGAAGGACTACCACACTTAAGTTGGACAATTTGATCATAAGCGGCATTAAGACTGTTAACAGCACGCATTCCAAGCTTGTATCTTATGAAATCATCCTCGTCTGAACCACCTTGCTCTTTATACCAATTGCGCATAACATTATATGATTCAATGACAAAACGATTGTAAAGTCTTGGGCCAAATTTTGAAAAATCTCCGACCAAAATTGATTTTCCTTTTGCTAACAATGTCCTTGCCAGATCATCCCATTCTTTACTGTAACAATTAAGTCCAACACAGTGTTGTAATTTGTTGCGACAAAACTGAAATGTGTAGTTAAAATCCATGAAGTATTGCCTCTTGTGAATGGTATAAGACAATGGACTTCCTTGAATCGCTCTCACTTTATCAACATCAGCAAGTAATTCGTCTTTGTGTGACAACTGAAATACAGTCTTGACTTCCTGATTGGTCTTCATCATTTCCATTTCAATATCCATCACATCAACTAATTGTTTTGCAACACCTAGTAACTTTTCATCTTTATCATAAAAGATAAGATTGCGCTTGTTCTTCAGGATAGGGTCCAAAGACCAGGGGTAACCAGGACTAGTTGACATATGAATACGCTTAATCTTTCCTTCAATGCCGGCAATTGCCTCTGATTCACTACGTTTACTTTCAAATGGTAAATCACTGGTACAATAACGAAATTGTTCATTCATATCATCGAAGACTTCATCAAGGTTGAAATCAAAATCCTTATGGGGCAAATATTGGTCTATTGCTCTAACCATAGAATTCACTCCTCGATCACTATCCTTTTGGATTTTAGCAGGCCATTTAACAACTTCACTATAACCATGAACTGGTGATTCTTTAAGTGATGTCTTTACTGAGTGATAGATTTTTGTCTTGGGGATGGTCATATACTGATCATTAGCTGGCATTCCAAATTTAATCAGATTGCTCTGATCATTGATGAGCATTTTTGAAATGTTTGGTGCAACTCCATAATGTGTAAGCAATTCTTGTGATTCAGCATTGAAGTACAACGCATCATCACTGGTAGACGACATAACACCAACTATCTTACCGGTTGTTTTATCGATAAGAACACTCCCACACATAGAAGCACTGTCCTCTCCAAATGTGTTATCACATCTGAAGCCATCAATTTCATATGTAATAATACCATCCACTATTTCGTCAGTTGCCCAAGGACAATCCTTTGGATCATAGTTCGCATTACCACATATAGCTTTAACATTTTTAACATCAGTAACTTCATTCCATTTCCCATGTCGGAACCGCATTACAGCAAAGTTTGTCTCGGTAATTGTATCACTTTCAGATTGAATGTTTTTCCATAGTCCAGACGTG